AAACCTACAACAACAGGAATGATGGATCAAAAACCATCAGTACCTGCAGCACCAGACTTACGTGCTTTAGGTAAAGGTCAACCTAGCCCACAACCTCAGGCTGCACCTACACCTGCACCTACAGAAAAACCTGTAAGTGATTTAAAAAGACAATTTCCAGAATCAAGTGATATGGAATTAGAGTTTGCCGAAAGAGCAAAAAATTTAACAGATGAAGATACTGCATCATTAGTCACTGTATTATCTCCATCTGTTAGAAAAGCATTAGAAAAAATTATACCAGAGTTTAAACCTTTAATGGATGCTTATGGTACTAATGAAGCTAATGTAGTTATACCAATATCTATAGCAAGTAAATATGCTATGGCAAAGTATAACACTAACAATCCAGAAGAAGCATTACAGACAATGACAACTGATTTATTAGCATTATCTGAGATGCAACCAGCTGGACCGATGGAACAACAACAACAAACAACTGTGCCACCTAGTCAACCTATGGCTCCTCAGCCACAAGGTTTAATGACTAGCCCACAAAATATGGAACAAGTATAAGAGCTACCCTTATCCATAAGGCACTCAACCCAAGAGGTAAAAATAATGGAAGAAGAAAATAATGTTCAGGAAACTGAACAAGAACTTGAAGCTACTGAAGAAACTCAAGAAGTAAAAAAGGAAGTTAAGCTTCCCAATCAAAATCCTTATCACAAAAATCATGGTGAAGATGATGATGAAACAAAAGCTTTTCTTTCTGGTAAACTTTCTAAATATCATCAGGAGCAGAGAGACAAGAAGGCAAACACAGCAACCGAACAGAAGGACACCGATGCGTCTGAAGAAACTGCAGACTCAACAGACACCAAGGCTACTCCTATCGCTGAACGCCCTGTAACTGCTGAAGATAAAGTCTTTAAGAAACGTTATGACGATTTGAAAAGACATTATGATTCTACTATTTCAAAACATAAAGATGAACTTCGTCAATTACGAACTCAGTTAGAATCAAGTACTAAACAATTTGTTCCTCCTAAATCTAAAACGGAATTAGATCAATGGAGAAAAGAATATCCCGATGTTTATGAAATGATTGAAACCATTGCAATGAACAAGGCAGATTCAAGAGCAAAAGAAGTTGAAGAAAAATATCAATTTCTACAATCTCAACAAGAACAAATTGCAAGGGAAAAAGCTGAAGTAGAACTTTTAAAACTACATCCAGACTTTAATGAACTTCGACAAAAAGAAGAATTTCATGAATGGGCTGGTAAGCAAGATCCTGTTATACAAAGTTGGCTGTATGAAAATACATCTAATGCGTCATTAGCTGCTAGAGCTTTAGATCTATATAAAATGGATGCAGGCATTAGTAAGTTAAACAAACAGGAAAAAGCAGATGTAAAAAAAGAAGCTGCTAAAGCTGTAACCAAAACTAAGAAAAGTACTGATACTGATATGCCAAAGAAAAAAGTTTGGACTATCGGTGAGATTTCTAAATTGAAACCTCACGAATATGAGAAGTATGAGAAAGATATTGATCTTGCACGTTTAGAAGGTAGAATTACACAATAAACCTTAAACTAAACTAACTACTTAACATAGGAGATAAATAATATGGCTTTTGGTAGTGCTGGTGGATATGGAAACTTACCTTCAGGTAATTTCACTCCACAAATTTTTAGCCAAAAGGTTCAAAAATTCTTCAGAAGAGCATCAGTGGTAGAAGATATTACTAACACTGACTATGCTGGAGAAATTGAAAACTTTGGTGATACTGTTAAAATAATAAAAGAACCTACAATCACTGTACAAGATTATGCGAGAGGTACAGCTGTTTCTACTCAAGATTTAGCTGACGATCAAATTACTCTTATCGTTGATCAAGGTTCATACTTTGCTTTCAAAGTAGATGATATTGAAGAAAGACAATCTCATGTAAACTTTGAAGCACTTGCAACTTCTTCAGGTGCATACTCATTGAAGAAGAACTATGACTACAATGTATTAAAATACATTTATGACAATGCTTCTACTTCATCTGGTAACACTGGAACAGATGCTTCTCCATTAACTGGTACAACTAACTCTAACACGTTAGCTGATATCGTTTCTGCAGCAAAATCTGTTTTGGATCAAAATGATGTTCCAGAAGAAAATAGATGGTTGGTTGCTTCACCTAAATTTTTCCAACAGCTAAGAAAAGCTGATGCGAAATTAGTTGACCAATCAGTAATGATGGACGGTGGTGCATCACAAATCAGAAACGGTAAAATGACTGACAGACCATTATTTGGTTTTAACATGTATATGTCAAATTCTATCGTTAATGGTGGTGCTGGTTCTGCTGCAAACAAGACATTCTCATCAACTAACTCTGGTGAGTACATATTCTTATATGGACATATGTCTTCTGTTGCAACTGCTAACCACATTGCTAAAACTGAATTAATCAGAGACCCTGATTCATTCGCAGACATCGTGAGAGGCTTACACGTTTTTGGAAGAAAAGTTCTAAGAACTGAAGCTGTTTACTCAGGTGTTGTAACTTTATAATCGTAGGAGGATATAAACAATGACTGCTTATAATAGTTCTAATACAAATAGAATACTTAAAGCATCTTCAGATGCTGTAAGAGTTATGTCAGAAGTTGTAGATTTTTCTTCTACAACTAATGCTGCAACTGATACTTTTGATGTTATCGGTATTCCCGCTAACACAATGGTAATCGCTGCTGGCTGTGATGTATTGACTGCTGATACTGCTGGAAACAGTGGTACATTAGCTGTTGGTGATAGTTCAGGTGCTGCGGTATACGTAGCAGCTGCTGCTCCAACTGCAACTGGTCAAATGACTTTAGTTGATGACTCTAAAGCTTATTCATCTGGTGATGACATCAGATTAACTGTAGCTACTGGAGCAATTAATGCTAAAGTTAGAGTATGGGCAACTATGATTTCACTTGATAAAGGTGGAACAGACGCTGATACTGACACACAAACAGTAACTTTTAGTTAATATATAGAAATTCTTGGGGGGATTAAGTTCCCCCCTTGAGTACTTGGAATGCCATATGGGTTCCATTTTATAACTCGCTTCAACAAGGAGATAAAAAATGACATTAAATATGTTACCTTTATTTAATTCACTTACAGTAGGATTTGATTCTATGTTTGATGAATTATCAAAATTACCAACTTCAACTTTTCCACCGTATAATATACAGAAAGTAGAAGATGGAAAATATAAAATTACTTTCGCAGTTGCAGGTTTTACAAAACAAGACATTGATGTAAGCTGCAAGGAAAATACTTTGAAAGTATCAGGCAAGGTAGAAATGCCAAAAAACGCTGATTACTTATACAAAGGTATTGCTGAAAGAGCTTTTAACCAATCTTTTAAATTAGCTGATTACACTACTGTAGTTGGTGCTGAAATGAAAGATGGTCTACTTCATGTAGAATTAGAGCAGGAATTACCTGAATCTAAAAAAGAAAAAAAAGTAAATATTAAGTAATTAATATAACAAAGGATCCCATCAACTTATGGCAACAACCTATTTGCAATTAGTAAATAGAACTCTTCGTGAGTTAAATGAAACAGAACTAACTTCAGGAACTTTTGCAACTAGCAGAGGTGTTCAAACTGCAGTTAAAGATTTTGTTAATAAATCTATTCATGACATTTACAACGAAGCAGGTGAACTTCCTATACTCTATACAGAGACTACACAACAAACTTATGTTGGTCAACAGGAATATGCTTTACCTGCAAATATGCGTAAAGTTGATTGGGATTCTTTTCTTATTAGTTCTGGTGAATTATTAACTAATCCTGAATTTACTTCTAGTATTAGTAACTGGACAACTTCATCTGGTTCTCCAAGCTATTCATCTAACGGTAATGGTAGAATATTATTAAATAATTCTGCAGTATATCAAGCTATTAGTACAGTTAAAAATAGACAATACAGAATACAAGTTAGATTAGTAGATACTTCATCATCTGGTTCAAGTTTAAAAGTACAAGTAGGAACATCTGCTGGTGATACTACAAATTTAAATACTACTGTATCGGTAACTAATACAGGCGAAGGTAATGTTTTAGATACCACTTTTACAGCTACAGCTTCTACGACTTATATTACACTAGATAATGATTCAACAGATAATTTAGAAGTGGATTATGCTAGAGTAAGAGATAATACTTTAGTTCCAACTAAATTAACTTTTATAACTTATGATGCTTTTTTACAAAATAGAAAACCAACTGATGATAGACCAGGGGATGATTCTTTTGATAAGCCTGTGTCTGTATATAGAAAACCTGATTATGGATATTTTGGTTTAACACCAATACCAGATAGAAGTGATTATGTAATTAAATATGGGTACTATACTACTCATACTGATTTATCTGCTTATGGTGATAGTATGACTTTACCTGATAGATTTTCACCATTAATTGT